TCGTACAGCGATCAGAACGGCACCGCAATGCTGGGGCTGAACCTGACGTTCGTGCCGGTCGAGGGCAACGACGAGCTGGTGATCACGGTCAGTTAACGCCGGCAGCATAGCGGCACAACCTTTCGCATGTAGACCATGGCCCGCCGTCGTGCGGGCCGCTTCTTCTGGAAAATCAAAAATGGCATTCAAGATCGCGAAGTCCGAAACCTATCAGCGCCAGATCGATGTCGTTACGGTGGGCGAGTCCGGCAAACATGAGAAAGAAAATTTCAAAGTTACTTTCCGGCGCTGCACGAATGAGCAGCTCGAGGATCTGCGCAAAAAGACAGGGCGCGAAGTCCTGCAGGAAGTGATCGCGGGCTGGACCGGCATTACTGACGATGATGGCGCTGCGGTGGCGTTTGACGAAGAGAATTTCGAGGCGCTGATCCAGATTCCGGCAGTTTCGTACGCGCTGGTGAAGGGATTCTGGGACAGCATCGTGGTGGCTCAGGAAAAAAACTGATTGAGGTGGCGAGGTACTGGGCCGGCGAACGGCCCGACGACTTCGCCGCCGATGACACCGTGGTGGCGGGACTTGAAGCTGCGGGCGCTCCGCCGGAAGTGATCGAGCGCGCACGCGGGCAGGCCGTGCGCGAAGACTGTTATGTATGGGCCGATAACTGGCCGGTGTTCGAGGTCTTTGCGGCATTGTCCGGGCAGTGGCGTTATGTGCAGGGCGGAATGAGTGCGCCCGTCGCTATTGGCCTGGATTATGTCGCGCTCGACGTGACGCTTCGCCTGATGGATGTGCCACGTAAGAAGCGCAGCGGCATGTTCCGCATGTTGCGTGTGATGGAGGCCGAGGTGCTCGACGTGTATCGGGAGCGTGACGCCTCGGCCTGATGTTGTGCAACGCCCGCATCTGCGGGCATTTTTTTGGTACTGCCATGCCTTCTCTCGGTTCCCTGATTGCCAAGGTTTCACTCGACTATGCCGACTTCGAGCTTGGCGCTGACCGCAGCAGCCAGGCCGCGCTCAAGATGGGCAACGATATCGAGCGCGCGGTCACGAAGGCGCTCGGCGTGTACAAGAAAAGCGTTGGCGACATGTCGGCGGCCAACGACGACCTCGGCGCATCGATGGGGCGTGCGGCGGCTGGTGCGACGGCGCTGGCGGAGTCTGAGGAACAGGCGAGCGCACGCATCAGGGACATGGTCGCGCGCTCGCTGGAAGCGCAGCAGGCGATGCAGGAGGTCGCATCTGCGTCGCAAAATGCCGCTGCCGGCATCGACACCATGGGAGCGTCGGCGGGTCAGATCCGTGCGACTGTTCTGGCGCAGACGCAGGCGATGCTCGATGCGCAGCGCACCACCGTGCTGATGAACGATGAGATGCAGGCGCTGCGCACCACCATGGCGCAGGGTAGCGCGACCTTCGCAACGCTCGGCGATCAGTACGCGCGCCTCGATCGCGCGATGGCGACCGGCAAGCTGTCGATGGCGGAATATGACGCGACGCTGGCAGCGCTCGGGAAAGACGAGGACAAGCGCCTGCAGGCGCTCAACGCGCTGACGACGAAGTACGATCCGCTGGGTGCGGCGACGCGCAAGCTCGCGGCGGATCAGGCGCTGCTCGACGACGCTTACAAGGCCGGGCAGGTCACGACGGCGCAATACCAGCAGGCGCTTGGCGGAATCAAGGCGGATCAGGCGGTCGTGGCGCTGCGTCAGCTCGCAGACCAGGAAGCGCAGCTCGAGCGCTCTTTCAAGTCAGGTGAGATTTCCGCAGTTGCCTATAAGAAGGCGTTGGCCGATATCGGCACCAACCGAAGCGCACTGACCGACGTTGCGTCGGCGGTCAGCGCGGGCGGCAAGGAAATGGAGGGCTTTGGCCTCAAAACGGCTGGCGCACGAAAGGAAGTGGTCGTGCTCGCGCACGAAGCGCTCACCGGCAACTGGAGCAACTTCGGTGGCTCGATCATGGTGCTCGCCGAGCGCATGGATCTGATGGCCGCTGCAACATCGGGGGCCGCTCTTGCGGTGGCCGCCGTCGCCGCTCCTCTCGTTGCCTTCGGTGCTGCGGTGTACAAGGTGTCCGGGCAGAACGCCGCGATGAATGACGCGCTTGTGATGACGGGCGGCTATGCCGGTGTGACCGCTGAGCAGCTTCGCGATCTGGCGAGTGCTGCGACGGCGGGCGGTGCCACCTTCGATACTGCGGCGGCGGCTGTCACGGCGCTGGCCGCGACCGGCCGGCTGACCGGGCAGGAAATTGCGGACCTTGGCCGTACGACTGCCGACGCGGCGACGTACACGTCGGTGTCGGTCAAACAGATGGTGGATGAATTCACCAGGCTGGCTGAAGATCCGGTGAAGGCGTCCGTATCGCTAAACGATCACTATCATTATCTGACGGCGGCGACGTACGATCAGATCACGGCGCTTGAGAAACAGGGTGATGCGACCGGCGCGGCACAGATCGCCGTGGAGGCGTTCTCGACGGCGATGGACGACCGCACCCGCGAGATCGCGAAAAACGAGGGCATCATTCTCGCCGGTTGGCGCGATATCAAGAGCATGATCAATGGTGCAGTCGAGGCGCTGGGATCGTTCAGCGCAACGGCGGGGCCGGCTGAAGTTGTCTCACGCATGCTGGCGAACAAATCCGCGCGTCAACCGATCGGCCAGTGGGATGCGGAAGACGAGGCTGATCTGCAGAAGGCGATCACGACACGCGATGCTGCTATCAAAGCGGCGCGCGACAAGGCGTCGCGGGATGAGCAACAGCAGCAGATCATCGACGCAAAGCACTGGTACGCAACATGGAATGACCAGTTCGCCACGCCGGCCGAAAAACGCGTAAAGGCCGTCAACGAATACCTCGACAAGACGGCCGCGTTGAATCTTAGTCCGGAGCAGCAGCTCGCCGACCAGCAGAAAATCAACGATAAGGATAAAGACAAGACCGGTCGCAAGACCGGCACCGGGCTGGTTGACCGGACTCAGCTCAACGGCGAGGTGCAGGCTGTCAAGGATGCGTTGGCTACCGAAGTGTCTGCCATCGAGAGTGCTCGCAAGATCATCGATGCCCAGTACAAGAGTGGCACGATCTCGATCACCAGCTACTACGAGCAGGACCGTGCGCTTCTCGCCCAGTCGGCGAGCGATCACATTGATGCGGCCAATGCCGAGGCCACGATACTGGCGAAGGGCCTGGCCAATCGCAAGCTGAGCGCATCGCAGCACGCGCAGATCGCGAACCAGATGCAACAGGTGAGCGCCGATGCGAGCAAGGCGGTCGAAGACTTCTTCCAGAAGGTATCGATCTCGGCCGCGCAGGAAGACGAAGTCTGGGACAAGTACGGCAAGTCCCAGCTCGACGGCATGCAGAAGCAGATCGACGCGGCCCACCAGCAGGATCAAAGTCTGCGCGATCAGATCGATACGTTCGGCCTGTCGAAAGCGGCAATCGACCAATTGAAGGCGTCGCGTGCCGACGATGCGGTTGCTGCGCTCGAGCAGGGCCGGGCGATCGCGATCATGAACAACGACCTCGCTGACACCTCGGGCTATGACGCGGCAATCGCGAAGGCAAAGGAACTTGCGAAGGCGATGCACCAGACCGCAGACGACCAGACCGAGCTGGACTGGCAGACCAACGCGAAGAAAGCGGCCGACGATGCAACGAATGAATGGAAGCAGGCGGCAAACTCGATCGAGAACAGCATTAGCGATGCGCTGATGCACGGTTTCGAGAAGGGTAAAAGCTTCGGTCAGAACCTCGTGTCGTCGCTCGAATCGATGTTCAAGACGCTGATCCTCCGGCCAATCATCCAGCCTATCGCACAGGGTGCGGCGAGCCTGTTCTATCCCGATGCATCGCAGGGCCAGACAGGTAGCAATAACGTTCTGAGTCTGCTGCAGAATGGTCGTAGCATCTACAGCAACGGGTCGAGCCTTTACAACACGATCAGCCAGTGGATGAGTGGCTATGGTTCGGCAGGGTCGGCGCTGGGGGCGTCTGCAATCTCCGGCGCAGGCAGTAGCGCGCTTGCAGGCGGTGGCGTTATCCTGGGCGGATTGGGTGCGGGCATTGGCGGTGACGTCGCGGCTGGCTCGGCCTCGTCGATCGGCAGCCTTGTTGGCTCAAATGCGTATGGCTTCACCACCGCCGGCAGTAGTGGTCTGGGGCTGGGCAGTTCTCTCGGAGCGAGTGCCGGCCTGATGTATGGCGGTGCAGGTCTCCTGGGTGGGCTCGCGGGCGGCGCCCTGTTTGGGAACAAGGGCTACAGCAGCATGGGCGGCTCACTCGGTGCTGTGGGTGGCCTTGCACTTGGCGCTTCGTCGGCGGTTGCAGGCACGGCGATCGGCGCGTCGCTTGGCTCGCTGGCTGGCCCGATCGGCGCTGTTGTGGGGATGGTCCTGGGATCGCTGGTTGGATCCATGATTGGAGGCGGTGAAACGCGTTACGGCGCGTCTTACTCCACCAGTGACGGCACCAACATCACGAAGTTTGGCGGCCCGAGCGGCGGCGATCCTGCCGCAGCCGATGTCCAGAGTCAGATCAAGACAACATACGCGAGCATCCAGTCGCTGACCGAACAGTTGGGCGGCTCGCTCGACGGCCTTGGCCAGTACAAGGCGAGCTATGAGGTCAGTCCGAAGAAGGGCAATTCCTTCGTTGCGGCTGGCTTTACAACGGGTAGTGACTGGTATCCGGATCGTCAGGATCTGGGCGGCGTCAAGGATGCCCAGACCGTCCTGCAGGACTTCCAACTGCAGTTGCAGCGCTCGGTGATTGATACGCTGCAGAAGGCGAATCTCGATACGCCGTATGCCCAGGCGTTGCAGGGCGTCGATGCGTCGAAACTGTCGGCCGCCGACATTACGGCATTGCTGACCGAGCTGTCGACGTTGAAGAGTCTGTTCGACTCGTTCCAGAAGCTTGGCAACGACTTCGACAACCTGAAGAACGCATCGACCGACGCACAACTGGCGGTGCTGAATCTGGCCGGTGGTGTGGACTCGTTCAACACCAGTGCGACGTACTTCTATCAGCATTTCACGGCAGCGGCGCAGCAGGCCGATGACGCGGCGAAGTCGGTCACCGATCAGCTCTCGACTCTCGGTTATAGCGGAATTCACACGCGTGATCAGTTCCGGGATCTGGTCGAGTCGCTTGACCTCTCGACCGCTGCGGGGCAGCAGACGTATGTCTCGCTGCTTGCGCTGGCGCCGGCATTCGATAGCGTCGTCTCATCATATGAGTCGGCGGTGTCGTCGGCCTACGCCACGCAGTCGCAGGCGTTGTCGTCGTTCAAGGATCAGGTCGACCAGTTCCGGGCATCGCTGACGTCAGGCGATCTTTCGACCGCGTCGCCTGAGCAGAAGTATGCCGACACGCGTCAGCAATTCGAGGATCTGTACAACAAGGCGATCGGCGGGGACGCCACCGCGCAATCGAATCTCACGTCGGCCGCGCAGGATTTCCTCAATGCTTCGAAGGCATACAACGCGAGCTCGGGCCAGTATCAATCCGATCTTGCGGAAGTCATGAAGTCGATGGACTACGCGAGCTCGTCGGCCGACGCGCAACTCAACCAGCTCAAAGAGATGGTGAAGGGCATCGTCGACGTGAATACGTCGGTGCAAACGGTGGCCGAAGCGATCGCACAGTTGCGGGGCTGGACGAGTGTGAACGGCTCGCATGCGCAGGGCCTGTACCGCGTGCCGTTCGACGGCTACATCGCCGAGTTGCATCGGGGCGAGCGCGTGCTGACAGCGAGCGAGGCACGCACGCTCGATGCGCAGCGGCCATCAGTGCAGACGGTTGATTTCACCCGTTACCAGTCGCCGGGGAATGACGCACTGGTGCAGGAGATCAAATCGTTGCGCTCCGAAGTCGCCCAGCTTCGCACTGAACGGTTGAAGGCAGATATGGGCCACGCCAACCAGCGCGCGGCGCTCGTCAAGGAGCAGACCGACCGGCTCGATGAACAGACCGCGGTGCTACGCAACAATGCCCGACCGGGGAACAAGGCATGATCATTGCGATAGAAGTGGAGGCGTATCACCTGGCCGACGGACGGGTCGATACGCTTCGTTTTTCTGAAAGTGGCTTTGTCACACGACCGGACGATACGCCGGCCAATGCGTGGTTCGAGCCGGTCATCAAGACGGCGCCGTCCCTCTCGCGTTTGCTGTTCGATGCTGCAGGCACGTACGGCGCGACGAAAGTGACGATCGGCAACGTGCAGCTCGTCAATGAAGGCGGTGATCTCGACTATCTGTTGACCGACTATGCGTTCGACGGACGTCGCTTTACGGTGCGCATCGGC